ATACAAATATTTGCAACAGGTACAACTGGTAAATATTTAAAAAATGCAGGACTAAATAACGTTAAAACTGTTTTAAGCGGCCCAATTGGTGGTGATGCTCAAATTGCTGCTAAAATTGCTAATAAAGAAATTGATTGTGTAATCTTTTTTGTTGACCCATTGGATGTCCATCCGCACCAAGTTGACGTTAACATGCTATTAAGAATCTGTAACGTTCATGACGTTCCTCTAGCGACAAATTCTAGTACAGCAGAGCTGGTTTTTGACTCGTTATTAAATAAGAAAGGGAGCGACTAATCGCTCCCTTTATTTGAAATAATATTCTTATTTGGATTATCTTAATTCTTGTAAGTCAAATGTTCTAACACCATCAACAACAATTCTACCATAGAACCTATTGTTAACCATTTTCTTAGCGTATCTAGTCATGATACCTTTGATTGGCGTAAAGTTAAATGGATTATACATTGTTGGTGTTAATTGTAATGGAACATATGGTGCGTAGATGTAACCAGTATCTAACAATGATGTACCTTTGTGTCCCATTAATACTGTATTAGGTGGGAAGTAAGGGTCACGATAAACTTGGTAACGACCAGCTAATGAACCAACTCTTTCAATACCCATGTTGTACTGATCCTGATCTGGAGATGCATTTGATACGTGGAAGTATTCTAAGTCATCAAAAATTGCTGAAATTTCAGATGAAACAACAATCCAGTTAGCACCACCTCTCAATGTAGATTTGTGGATTTGGGCAGAAATTTGGTTTATAGCAGTAATCAACGTTTGGTTCCAATCTTTTTGCGTATAAGATGTTGTATTTGCAAGTCTTCTCCATCCATTGTAATCCCAACGTAATGTCCATGCAGCACCTTTACGTAAGTCACGTAAGATTTCACGGTCAATCTCTGCTGCGATTTGCTCAGATAACAATGCTGTTAACTCAGCCTCAGCATCAATATTGTGGAATGCGGCTACGTCTTGAGCTAATTCTGGAGACCATTGTGCTCTTAGTTTTCTTTCTGTAACAGATACAGTTACTGACTCAAGATCAAAAGAAACTTCACCAATTTTATCTTCAAATTCTAATTCTTCGTAACGCTTCCAAACAGCTTTGATAGGAGCATTAGCACCTGTTCCACTCCAAGCATTTGTTGTTATTGTTGCACCAGAATAACCATCAGGTGTTGATTGACCGCATGAAACGCAAACAGGGACTTGTGTATCAATTTCTAAGTAAATTACGCCAGTTGCACTGCAAATGTCATAGAATGTACCACCATTACCACCTGTTGTTGACCTATTAAATGCTGCTGTTGTGTTTGAGCCATACTCAACCATACCCTTACCATATTTCTGAGTAACGACTCTGAATAATAATGGAGCATATGTTGATGTTCCTAATTCCGTTGCTACAGTTGAATTTGTAGTATAAAGTTTTAAGTCCGATAAGAATGATTCTGTATCCATTTCTTGACCATCAGGGCCAATCAACTTACCGTCACCTGTTGACGTGAAACCAGACATACCTAATAATATCTTTCTGAATTCACCATTAGTGTATGCAGATGTAATTAAAGCACCATTATTCCACGCAACAGTTTGTGTGTTAGCTGTTACAAATAAGAAACGACCTTTTGAGTAATCAAATAATCCAGCAGGATTTAATGCTGGCTCAGCACCCTCATAGAATAAATCATATAAGTTTTTAGTGTAAGCATTTGCATCGTTAGGATATCCAGCACCAGGTGAACCTGGGTAGTTACCAGGAGATCCAACTGGAGCATAGTGCGAACCAGAATCGGAGAATCCACCAGGAATATTACCATCAACGGTTGCTCCAGAATAACCTTGAATTCTCGGCACAAAGTAGAATAACTTACCGATAGGTAGATTCATAGCTTGAACCGAAACAATGTCGTTTGCTAATAATTTAGAGAAAACTCTTCTAACTATCGGGAAAACAACAGTTTCAAAAGAACCTGAAGAATCTGTAGATGACGCTTCGTTTATCAAGAAAGACGCTTGGTTTTCATATAATTGAGCAACGTTTTCTTTCATGTGACCTCTAAGACCTTCTAAGAACCCTAGACGATCCCATTTGTTAATTGTGTCCTCTTTGATAACTTTTAAATGTTTTAATCCTATGTTACCAACAAGACCGCTTTCTAATAATGCACCCATGTTTTATTTTTTTTTTAGGTTTAGTTTATTTTTTAAATTATATGACGTTATTAACTTTAGTCATTAGATCTTTCATTCTTAAAAACTGAGGATTTTCGTATGTTTTTGATTCAATCAAATTAGATGCAGACCCAGAATATTGAGTTTTATCTATTTTATTTTGAATTGATTCAGTAACAACTCCGCCTGAATTTTTATTTGAAAGTTCGTTTTTTATTGATTTGTATAAATTCTTAGACTCTTTTAGTGATTCAACACCATCAAATCTTCTTAAGATATTTATTTTTTCCTGTTTAGTTGTTGAATGTTCAGTAAACAATCTTGTCGCATACGCTAAATTAGAATTGAATACAGCGACTTCATTTAACTTTTCTCTAAACATATTTAAAGCGTTCCTATACTCTTCATTCTTTTCTCTTAAAAGAATAAGCTCATTTTCAACACTTTCTGTTCTTAAATGTCTAGGAGCTGCTTTTGGTTTTGGTAATCCTTTTTTACCGAAAAATTTTCCAGCACCAAGAGTTCTTGAAGCTTCAGTAGTTTCGGATTTTTTTGGTCGCATTTTAAAATCAGTATTTTCTTCTTTGAATTCAAATTTAGGCTTACCCATACCAACACCTCTAGTACCACGTTTCATTTTTGTTTTAAAACCACCAGATTGTTTTTTATAAGAAAATTTACTTGGTTTACCCATGCCCATACCTTTTGGTTTAAATGCTTCCTTTATGTCATCATAATCAGAAACTTCTTCCCCTCCATATCTATCATCATAGATATCTTCTTCAAAATCAAGGCCATTTCTTTCATATTCCTCAAAGTCAGCTTCTTCATTATCATCCTCAAGATCAGGTATAGACATATAATCATCATCATCATCTGTATCATACTTTTCCATATCAGACACATTTTCACCATCGATACCAAATTTTTCGTAGTTTGATTCACGGTCAAAGGTATCCGGGAACATATCTGTTCCTAATTCAAGTTCATAAAGAATTTCTTCATTTAAAGTGTCATCATCTTCTTCTTCATCATATCCCTCGGAATATTCACCACGAAAACGTCCAGAACCCATCATATCATCTTCATCGGATGACGCGGACCCTAATGACATATCAAATTCATCATCGTCTTCATCGTCTTCATCGTTTCCATAGGTGTCTAATGGTATGTCAAATTCTTCTTCTCCTTCATCATCAAAGTCAATACCACTACGACGACCAGCAGCAATTACACGATCAATGTGTGCTTTAATTTCTTCTGGAGCTAATTCACTAAATAAGTTATTGTCAATTATTTCTTGGTCCATTGGATCCAAATCAACTCTACTACCCGAAGGACGATCATCAAATTCATCATAATCAGAATCACCAAAACCTGGCATCTCATCATAATCATTATCAGAAGCTCTAGATCCTGACATCATATCAATATCTTCGTCTTCGTACATATTCTCAAATAAATTTCTACGTTTCATAGATTCTCCTAAGGCTATTTTATATTCGACATCAGATTCTGAATCTGATAAGTCTATGGTATTACCTGTTTTTTTTACGATAATGCCATCGGTTTCTTTCATTGCTTTAAATACTTTTAAAATTTCATCAGTACTAGCGTGAGTTAGGTCGATTTCAGTATCATCATCACCAGTTATACCGTCGACACGAATATCAGTACTCATGTCATCTTCAAAGTCATCTGCACTAAATGTTCCCATTTCGTTATCTTCAAGATCATCAAGATCCATTTCATCATCTTCAAGATCATCAAGATCCATTTCATCATCTTCAAGATCATCAAGATCCATTTCATCATCTTCAAGATCATCAAGATTCATTTCAGCATCAAGTGCTTCAAGATCTTCATCATCTTCAATATCTTTTGCAAGATCATCTTCATCCTCCTCGTTAATCCTACGAGCTTTTTTGGTATTAGTCTTTAATGACTCTTTTACTAAACTGCTGATTTCATTCCCCATTGTGGCGGAAAGTATTCCTTTTGCGTTTTCTGTCACTATATCTTCCAAACCTTTTATTTGGACTAGTGCTTCTTCTACAATGTTTTCTTTTTGTGCCATTTACATTTATGTTTTTAAACAAACATTATTTTTTATATTGTTGCAAATAGTATACAACAATATAAATATTATGAAAAATAAAAAAAGGCGACTTTAGTAAGTCACCTTTCAAAAAAAAATAAAAAAAATGGCCAGAAAATAATTCTGGCCATTTAGATCATACTGTATTTGAGATTATATTAGTTAATAACCGTATCAATTTTAGATTCTGAAACAGAAGTTATTCTCCAATCTTGAGGGAAATCTTTAAAGTTTTCTGTAACTTTTGCCTCAACATCTGTTACAGAAAAGCCCTTAACAAGCTTTTCTTCTTTAATTTTTTTAATTTTCCCTGAATTCTCGTCAACGATGTCAAGTTGTACTTTTACGATGAAATATTTTTCGTCCATAGTGTATTTTATTTTGATAAATAATCTTCTAATTTTTTCATTAAGTCAAGCGATTTATTTCCGGAGCTTGATTGTGATGCACTGAACCTGGTTTGTCTCATGCTATTTTCTTCTTCCAAGTTTTCCTCATATTTCATTCTATCATCTTTATTGTGGAATAAGTAAGCACCTGGCGTAGATGGGGACCAAACTAAGTCAAAGCATATTAATTCGAAATCATCTTGTACATGATTTTGTTCACCTTTTTTAACTAACGATCCAACACCTCTTGAAGAGATACCTAACGTAACCCCGTGTCTTAAATAATTTGCAGCTAAATCGGCTTTACTTGAAACAATACCTCTTTCGTGAAATCCTGGTGTTGTTAGTAGTCGAAGTTTGCCCATAACAACATTTGGACCTTCCCACCAAATATCTGTTATCATGTGTGAAACTCTATCTAAATCAACTAGAGATGATTCTGGATGATTTAACTCTGATAATGCCGTATTCTTAGAAATGGCTTTTTTGTAATTATCTATTTCACGCTTTAATAATTTATCTGGGTATACCCTACCATTTCTATTCGGTGTATCACTTTTTTGTAATACCGCATATAATTCAAAAGGTTTTGAATAATCTAAAAGATCTTTACCTTCTCTTATTAATGGGGTGTTATATCTTTCTGTTGGTGAAACATACCCTGCGTCATATTCTATTAGTATACCAGTGCCTAAATCATTCGGTCCTAATATTTTCATATTTACATCTAATTTATAGATATAAATATGTTTGTCTATTCAATTTTCCTGTTGTAAAAATTAAATTGTTTATTTTTTATGAAATTATTTGATAAAATCGAATCAACAATTGATTTAATCGTTGATTTTATTTCATTCGATTTAAAAGCTATTTGTTCATTCTTAATGAAAAAAACACATTCTAAATTTAGAAACGATTTTTTACCATATTGTATTCCACTAGATCGGAGGTCTAAATCCACGATAAATCTATTCTCAAAGGTTTCGTCACAAATATTATCGAATATTGTATATTTTATTGATTTTGTCAAAGACATTACTGCTTTTGTCGGATTTTCAATGTGATCTATCGGCTCAGCCCATGTCTGTATATTAAGAAATACTGATTTAAAATCTTTACAATCAACGGTACCATAATTAATCTTAAACCTATCATAACCGTTTATTTTAATATTTTTACCTTTCTTCATTCTTTTTTAAAAAATGTAAAAAAAAAATACACATTTGTCAAAAAAATAAAACATAATAATATATATTGAATATGTTCATAATTAAAATATCTGAAAACCAAAACATAGACAAGGCCTTAAAAATATTAAAAGGTAAAGTAATTCGTTCAAAACAGAACGAAAAACTTAAAGAAAGGCAAGAATACGTAAAAAAATCGGTTAAAAGACGAAATGATCTTTTAAATGCAAAATACAAACAAAAATTTAAAGACTCTCAGTAAGTTGCTTTAACTTATATAGAGTTATTGCATTTGGTTCATCATTCTTAATTCTTTCTATTGTGCTAGAGATCTTATCTTTAGTTTCAGAATCATTGTTTTCATATAGCAAATTAAGTTTCTCTATAGCCATCTCGCTTAGAACATCATATCTAGATTTTAAATCTGACTCTGAAAGTGACTTATACTTTTTAATCTCTAATAACTGTGACTCGTTTAATGTGTCTAGATATTTTGATAAAGATTCTTTAGCTGCTGTTACAACATATTCATGAGGTAACGCGGACTTTTTAATCTCAACTTTAGTTGATACCAAGGTTTCAAGTATTAATTTTTTACTGTCTATAATACTCTCAATTAAAATTGAATCTTTGTTGAAGACATTATCAATATGATTGTACTTATTTTTTACTTTAATATCTTTTACCCAGTTCTCTATTTTTTTTAGAGTACTTTCAGATATGAAAATATTTTCATACTGTTCTATACACTCATTCAAATAATCCTTAGCATAATCAGTATCAAATCCTTTTGGCTTAGACAACTCGTCGTATAAATAATACGCTTTAGCCACATTTTTTTTCTCCAAAACTAAATGATTAAAGACTTTGATTTCCTTATTAAAAGTTTCATTGATATATGAGTTATTTAACTTTTCCTCTATTTTAGATTTTAATGCTCCAAATTTCATAATTTTATTTTTAACTATAAATATTTGCTATTTAAAAGTTTATCTAATGCTGACTCAATTTCACCTAAAGAATTTTTTCCTTTAGATAAATCAATGATAGTGTCTTCGGTTAATAAATCGTCATTCTCTAGCAAAATTTTTAATAAGTCTTTCTCACTTTCATCTGATTCGCCAAAAAGGCCGCCGCCACCAGTTTCTCCTCCAGCCGGAGCAGGTGCAGCAGGAGTTGCAGCTCCGCCAACTTCGCCACCAAGGCCTCCGCCAAAGCCACCTAACCCTCCAAGATCGGCCCCAAATCCACCTAAATCACCACCAGGTGGTTGTGCAGCTTGAGCACCTTGCGTAGTACCACTAGTTGTTCCATACAACTTATCAACAGTATCAAATATACCTGTTTTAATGATAACTGTTGCTGTATTAATTAATTCGGCACCAACTGCTTTTTCTAATCTTTGTTGCTGCAAATCAAGTTTAATCTCTTCATCTGAAAACCCTAAAACGTGCTTTTTAGCCCAAGAAACTGATGTTGGTGCGATGCCTTCAATAGGGCTTACAGCATCTTTATAAAGCATAATTTTCTCTTTCCATACATCGATTTTTAATAAATCAGCTTGTGTGGAAGGATTAGTTAGTCCTAACGTAAAATTTGTCAATTCATCTTCGAATCCTAATAAAAATAAGTGAATGATAGCAATTTTATTTAATTCTGCTAACATACATTTTTGTATTCTATTAATAGTTCTTGCGAATCGAATATCTTGCAAAGATAAATTTTTACCTTCACCAACAACTTCTTCAAATCCTAAGAAAGCTTTTGGTACACGTAATGCTGTAAGTAATTTTTTCTGAATGTATTCAATATCAGCTATTTCTGATAAATTGGAAGCCCCTGCAAGAGTTTCGATTGGACTACTAGCGTTTGCCTCTCTAACAGGTATAAAATAATCCTGGTCTACAGCCATTTGATTAAACCTCAAGTCGACATTACCTGTTTTGTTGTCAACAACTTGATCACGTTTAAACTTATTGGCAACACGCTGTACATATGGTTCGACGTCTTTATCATCCATGTTACCGACAAAAACTTTGAATACTCTCCTTTCAGGTGCTCTTGATGTTCTATAAATTAACATAGCATCTTCAGATAACAATAGCTGTTTCCAAATTCTTCTAGCCTTTTCTAACATAGATGTGCCATATGGTAATTTACGATCGTCACCAAGTAATCTAAAATGCGCAATTTCCCAGGTATTAAACTCTAAGTCTCTATTCTTCCAACTAAATTTTAAAGCTTTCTGTTCGGTACCTGTGTTGTCCAACGCAGCTTTACCCTTCATACTTTTTTCTATCCTTTCTATTTCAATATTTGGCAATTGAAAACATCCAACAACACCTTTATTTGGGTCTAATTTTAGGTAGACAAAATTATCACCATATTTGCATGTGTTTCTCGTCCACATTGCTAAATTTGTATTAATATCTAAAGCATTATTAAATAAATCAGTTAATACT